TGGTGAAGGCATACTTCGCCGGGCTTTCGCTGAAGGTCGTCTCGTCCAGCAGCGTGTAGACGGTGGTCGCGCCGCAGGTGGCGCTGGTAGTGGTGGCGGTCGAGAGGGCGATGGCGCGCGTCAGCCCTGCCGCCCCGATGATGCGCAGCAGGTCGGCGATCAGGTCATGCGGCACGCCCGTATAGCCGTCCACCAGCACGATCGCGTTCAGCGTCTCGCTGGCGCTGTACGCCGTGTCGCCGTCCGTATTCGCGCAGTACAGCGAACGACGCACATTGTTGTACACCGTCGTGCTGAATGCGCTGGTGATGGCACTGGCATTGGCATAGCTGCTCACGAACGCCGCCGCCAGCGCGGCGATGGCGCTTTCGTCGGCATCGGCGTTGACCATGCGGATGGCGTTGCTCAGCGCCAGCGTCACGCTGTACAGCCCGCCGGCGCGCGCGTTCGCCACGTCGGACACGACCGAGCTGATCCAGGTCGTGGCGCGGTCGGCGATCACGCAGCGCCGATCGACCCCCAGCCCGGTCGTGACCACCGCCGGGCGCGCTGCCCGTCCCCCTCCGCCGATCACCACCCAGTACGTCCCGCTGTACACCAGCAGCACCATGTTCTGCGGGTCGCTCAGGCGGATGTCGCCGTCGGCGCTGAAGATGTTGCCAGTGCGGTCTTTCAGCACCACCACCCGCCCGGCGGCGGTCGAGCGGACGAACAGGCTCGTGCCCGCCTCGGCATTGGCGGTGGTGATCGTGTCGAGGTCGTCCTCGGCGGCTGCGCCCTGCGTGTCGATCTGCATCGCGCTGGCGCTGAACGCCACCACGCCGCTGCTGATCGTCGCGCTGGCATACGCCGCGAACAGATCGACGATCAGGCTGTCCAGGCTGCCGTTGTCGTTCAGATACAGCGGGTTCGGCATCGGATCATCCTTTCGATAAGGGGCATTCTGTCAACCTTCAGATGCTCCCCCTCGCCTCACGGAGAGGGACTTTAACCGCGCGCGTCTGGCTTGTCTCCCCTTCCCTCCTCGTGGGGGAAGGGGTGGGGGGATGGGGGGCGCTGAGCAGTTACCTTTTTTCGCGCTGCGCCCCTACGAGACGGCGATCGCCTGGATGGTCTCGTAGACCTCGACGGTGACCTCGACCTCGCCCTGCCCGCTGGTGCACTCGATGCGCACGATGTGTTCCTGCTGGAGGGGGACGACCGACTCGATCCACTGCGTGACATCGACCTCGAACATGCCCGCACCACCGCTGACGAGCCACGGACCGCCGAGGGCGGTGGTGCGGTCGATGTTGTTGACGAACACGCGCAGCCCGGCGGGAGTCTGCGTGTCCTGCTGCAAGCCGTAGTTGACGGTGATGAAGTCCTCGTTCGTCTCGATGTCGGTCTGCGCCAGGAAGGCTGCGCTTTCGATGCTGACGGGCAGCAGCGCCCGGAAGGTGGCGTTGGTCGCCTGGTCGTACATGATGACATCGCGGTAGTAGTACGGACCCGTCCCTGCGCCGGACTGCAGGATGCTGTGGCGGTGGGTGGTATTGGTCACGGCTGAGCGCGCCGTCGAGATGAAGGCGCGCGTGCGCACCCTGACCCGGCAGCGGTTCAGCCGCTGTGTGGCGTTGGTGAGCACGACGGGCACGGACGCCGGGAAGAACGGGTCGATGACGCGGTCGTACACCCAGGACGAGCGGTTGAAGTACGGCTTCACCGTCACCCCATCCACGCTCAGCTCCTCCAGCGCGCCGATCACCACCCGCGCCGCGTCCTGCGCCTGCCGATCCACGCTGCTCAGCACCAGATCGACGCTCGCGCCCTCCAGCCCCACCCGCTCCGTGACCTCCATCACCCACATGTCACCATCCACGTCGATGAAGTTGCTCACCATCCCATCCCGCTCCACCACGCCGTTATACACCAGCCGCACCTTGTCACCAGGGCGCAGCGTCGTTCGCACCTTGTGCGCCGTCACCTGATACACATCCTGACGCTGGCTGTACCGCGACAGCCACGCCGCCGCCGCGTCATACAGCGCATTTGCGGCATTCTTCTGATCGGCTTCGCTGTTGGTCAGCGGCGCAATATCCCCGAAGCGCCCCATCTTCTCGATCACCCCGTACAGCGCCACCGCCGCGAAGTCCTCCAGAAAATGCTGGTCGATGCCGTTGATGTTGGCAACCTGCCGCGTATACGGTAGATTGCGATCGGCTTTGAAGATCGTCAGCCACGCCTCACCAATCCCCGCGCCGATGGGGTACAGCCGCGTACACACCGCCTCGCTGTTCTGCTCGACGGAGATGGTCTCGATGAGGGCGATCTCGTCGGCGGCGTCGATGGCGGGGGGCGCGCCGATGGGGTTGACCAGCCGCAGCCCCGCCGCCGTGCCAAACGCGCCCACCTCCACCGTGTTGGTAGAAGTCCCGGCGCGCACATGCAAGCCCTGCTGTTGTGCCAGCGCCAGCAGCGCCTTGAACACGCTCACGCCGTCAAAGCGCGCATCTGTCACTTCGCCGCCCGACGCGCTCACCGACCACCCGCTCACCAGCCCCACCAGACTGCTGGCGATCGTGCTCACCGTCTGCGCGCTGTATTTCCGCCCCAGCTTGGTCGAGACGCGCGCCAGCCCGTCCAGATCATCGGGACCCTCCAGATCGAGCGACCAGTCCGCAGGCGTACCGCTCGCCCGCACCTGGCGGATGATGCCGCTGCCGATCTGCCGAGGCGTCACCCCGTCATGCGCCTGAAACCACAGCCGGACGCGCCGCTCGTTCAGCAGCAGCGCCCGCGCCCGTGTGTCTGTCCCCGGCACGCTGAAGCGGATCGTCCCGATGCCGTCCAGCACCCGCGTCACCGCCGCGCTCGTCAGCATCACCGGTCCATCACCGAGACGCGCGCCCGCCGCGCTGTACACATCAGCCCACAATCGCATCGGTTCGTCCTTCCATCAGTACCACGTATCTTCCCACGCCACCGACACCGTCGCCGTCTCACCGCCGCCCAGGATGACGCGGATCGTGTTCGCGCCCGGCTGAAGCCGCAGCCATGCCGGATGCGCCGCGCTGAAGGCAGCCCCATACGCATCCGTGCCGTTCTTGCGCACTGTCAGCCCTTGACAGTTGATCGCCAGCACATCGGCATTCGCCAGCGCCGCCGCATACACGATCTCGTCCGCCACCACCGAGCTGACCATCCGCCGGATCGTCAGCCCGCCCGCGCTGATCGCCGTCGTCGCCGTCACCGTGATCACCGGCTGCGCCACAGCCGTCCCGCTTGCCGTCACCGTGCCATCCGTCAGCGTGCCCGACGCCGAAATGCCCACCGGGCTGCCCGCCGCCGCGCTGTACCACCTCGGATACGCCACCTGAAAATCAACTGTCGCATCGATGATCCGCGCCGAACGCGCGTCATACACTGCCGGAAGGTTAATATTGTTCACCTTCGCCATGCAGTAGCGCATCGCGCCTGCAAACGTCTCAGCCGTCAGCGTCGCCCGCCCCGCCCGCATCATCGCCATCACCGCATCGCGCCGCGCCGCCATGTCCGCCGCCGAAGACGCCACCAGCGTCAGCCGCGCGCGCACAAAGCCAATTTCATTCGGGGCAGGGGCATCCCCCATGTTGTCGAAGCCGCCATCCAGTCCCGGCAGCCGCGTCGTGCGCGGTACGGCATCCCCGAAATTCGTGCGCAGGATTTCGCCGCTCGACGGGATGCTGTCGGGAAAAGTGTACGTCCCAAACGATATAATCCGCTTCATCATCCACGCTCCCGTAACCGCTGCGCGATCGCCACGCCGAACGCATCACCTGCCGCCTGCGCCGCCGCCGGGCTGATCATCGCCTGTGCCGGCAGCGTCACCTGCACATACGTATCCCCGCCGCCACCGGCTGCCACCATCGGCGCACGCCCGCCCATCGGAACATCACCACCAAACCCGCGCGCCCCGCCGCCTGAAATCGGATCAGGCAGAGGCGACGCGCTCAGCAGCCCAAGCGCGCGCAGCAGCTCGTTCACGCTGTCGATGATGCCGCGCAGCACGCCGTTGAAGAAGTTGCCGAACGCCTCCACACCGGGCCGCACATCCTCCCACAGCCCGCGCAGTAGATCGATCAAGCCTTGCACCACCGGGATCACGCTGTGCGTCAGGATGCGCGCGATCAACGGGAAACCCGTGTTGACGGCATATTCCAGTAACGTCTCCAGCGCTGGCGCGACGACATTCCACAGGGAGCGCAGCAGGTCGATGAAGCTGTTGAATGTCGGGATGATCGTGTCCACAATCATCGCGCCGATCATCGGCATCGCCTCGTCCAGAAACCACGCCGCCATCCGCTCCAGCCCTGGTGACACAGCCGCCCAGATGCCGCCCAGACCGTTCACAATATCCTGCACGAACGGCAGGATATGGCTGTCCAGCGATGTACGCAGCGCCGGTACGAGGCTGTCCGTGAACCACGCCGCCATCCCCTCCAGGCGCGGACGTATCGCCTCCCACACCCCGCCGATCGCCTCAAACCCTGCCTGTATGCGCGGCGCAATCTCCCGCTCGACAAACGCCGCCGCTGCTGGCAGCCCGTCCTGCGTAACCCAGTTTGCGAATGCCATCAGGCGCGGCATGATCTGGGTCATCGCCCCGTCCACCACATCCCGCATCCCCATGAAATTCGTAGCATACGCCGTGCCAAGCGCGCCCACCGCGCCGATCACCAGCCCGACCGGTCCCGTGATTGCCGTCAGCGCAAACCCGACCGCCTTCAGCGCCAGCCCCGTCCCGATCAGCGCCGGTCCCGCCACCGCCAGCGCCGCCACCATCCCGGCGATCGCCTGTACCGCCTGCGGATTGGCGACCGCCCACGCCCGCACCCCGGCGATCACCTCCATCAGCGACTCGGAGAACAGCCGCACCTGTGGCGTCAGCATATCGCCGATCACGATACGCAGGTCGTAGACCGTGTTACCCAGCCGGTTCAGCGTGCTTTGCGTCGTCTCGGCGCGCCGGTTCGCCTCTTCCGTCAGCGCCTCATTCGCTGCCCAGGCTGCGTTCGCCTGCACCAGCGCGCCCGTCAATAGGTCTTGCCCGGTCGCCAGGCGCAGCAGCGTATCGCGCACCCGTACATCCTGAAAGCCCATCTGCTCCAACATGCCAACCACATTCTCGCCGGCGTTGTTCATGCGCCGCAGCCCGCTGATAAATGACGCCATCGCCTGTGCAGGCGTCCGCCTGAACGACTCGGCGAATTGCTCGGCGCTCATCCCCGCCACCCGCGCGAACACCGCCACCTTGTCACTGGAGTTGGCGATCTCGGTCGTCATGCCCAGCAGCACGCGCGAGATCGCCGTGCCGCCCGCCTCGGCATTGATGCCGACCGACGAGATCGACGCCGCCAGCGCCATAATCTCCGCCTGCGTCATACCCGCGATGTTGCCCGCGCCCGCGATGCGCTGCGCCATCTCCACAATCTGTGACTCTGTGGTCGCCATCGAGTTGCCCAGATCGACCACCACCGACCCCAAACGCCCGAAATCATCAAACGACATTCGGGTGATCGTCGCAAACTGTGCCAGCGACATCGCCGCCGCATCCACAGACATGTCCGTCGTCATGCCAAGCATGGCGATCGTCTCGGTAAACAGGTCAAGCCCGGCGATCGGCACGCCAAGCTGACCAGCGATCTCCATGATGCGCGCCAGCTCGTTCTGCGCCCCGCGCAGGCTTGACACCGCCGTATCCGGCGAGATCGCCATGCGCAGTATCGACTCGCGCAGGGCGTCAAACCCTTCTTCACTCGTGTCGATCGTCTTTCGCACGCCCGCGAACGCGCTCTCAAAGTCGATCGCCGCCCGCACCGTAGCCGCCAGCGCCGCCGTCGGCAGCGCCATAGCCGCCGTCAGCGCCGCGCCCGCCCCAATCAGCGAGTCCCCGGCGCGGTTCAGCCGCGTCGCCATGCCATCGACAGCCCCGGCAATCTCGCGGATCGGACGCGATGCGTTGTCCACCGCGCGGATGATGACCTCAATCGTGTTCATGTGCCCGCGCCTCCACCGCGCCCTTTGCTTGCCTGTTCGATGCGTTGCTGCTCAACCTTCTGCTCAGCCGCCGCAAACGCCAGATGCAGCCGCACAGTTTCCTCGTCCTGCTCGTACAGCTCACTCGGCGTGCAGCCGTACAGCCGGCACGCCTGATATTCGGCATACTCGATCGGCAGCCCCGCAGCGTTTTCCGTGAATAGGGCGGTCAGCACGGCATCAGCCAGCCGCCTTACCCGTTTGGGTTGTCTGTCCCAGTGATCACGCGCGTCAGGAAGTGCGCCTCGTCAGTCGTCAGCCCCATGAGTACCGACGGATCGCTGCTTGGCAGCGGCATCTCGTCGCCATTCTCATCGACCCAGTTCCAGGCGATCACATGCTTGGCGATCAATATCTCGTTTTCTTCAAGCGCTGCCGCATTCGTCAGCGCCCCTTTTTCTGCCATCTCAAAATAGCGCTTGCTCTCGCCATACGTCCGCGCGCGAATTTCCACCCACGCCCCCTCACCCTGTACTTCGCTCGCGTCCACCCGCTTGGCAAGTGTCAATCGACTTGGCATCGCTGTATCCTTTTTGTACTCAAAGCAAAAAGGGGCATCTTTGCCCCTGTGGGTTTAATCCATCGATCGAAAAAGGGGCATCGCTGCCCCTCTGCTTACGTCGTGGTCGTCGCGTGCGTCACTTCGCCGTTCGGCACGATTTCGGCGCTCACCATGATCGGCGCAGCGCTGGACGCATCGAGCGGGATGGTCAGGCTCGTCAGCAGCACATCCGCCTCGAAGCTGTCTGCGCCCGTCGTATCGCCCGGCACAAATACCCGGATGCGGCGCGTTGTGCCAGGGTAATCAAAATACCAGTCGCGCAGCAGCGCCAGCGCCTCCCCGGATGCCGTCGAGTAGACCGCGTCCAGCCGCATCGTCGCGTCCTGCGCGCACGCCAGCCGCTGCATCCACTTGGAGCCGAACACCCGGAACGTCTCCACTTCCTGCGTCAGCGACATCTCGAACCGGTTGCCCTGTCCGCTGATGTCGATCAGCGTCCCGCTTGCATTCGCCAGGTGAATGCTGACGTTGCACGCATTCACCGCCGTAGTCGTTGCAGTCATGACCTATCCTTTCTACCCGCACGCACACCCGTCGTCAGTTGGTGGCGATAGCAGCATGACCATCTCTTGCTGCCACGCCTGTACCTCATTCGCGCTCACGTCCAGCCTGTCCGCCAGCGCGCCCGCGTCCGCCTCGATCAATTGCGCCCCGTCAACGATGCCCTCGCCGCTCAGCATCGCCGCCCGCGCATCCCACCCCGGTAGCAGCGCCAGCGGCGGCGCAGCCACCAGCGAGATCGCCCCGCGCGCCGCCAGGATGCTGATCTGCCGCTCGTCCAGCAGCCCCGGCGGGATCACATGCCCGCGCTGCACCGTCACCCCGCTCAACCTGTGGATTGCCCTGTACACCGCCATCAGAACACCCACACCGTCACGGCAAAGCGCACGCCCGCATACCCCACCTGCCCATACTCGAACACCACGCGCTCGGCTGACCACCTGAACGCCTGCACCCCCGCCAGCCCGAACAGTGGCTTTGTGCGCTGTGCCTCCAGCGCCGTCTGCACCACCTCAGCAATGCGCAGCGTCTCCGCCGCATCCTCGTTCAGTTGTGCGCGCTGCCTTACGTACACATCGATGTGAAACAGCATCTGTGTCACGCGCACCCCCGCCGTGAACGTTGCCCGGTCGCTGTCAAACCCCGCACTGGTCTCGCTGGTCTGCCAGTACACCTGTGCCGTCGGCAGGTCAGCGATCGCCTCGCTCATGCCGTCCTCGATGCTCACCTGGGCGGCATCCTGCACCCGCACGATCTCCGGCACATCGCGCAGCGCCCCGGCGATCGCGGTACATATCTGTGCTATCGTGATCACCCTCTACCTCCACGCCGCAGCGTAATCTCCGTCACCCGCCGATCCAGTATGCGGATAATTTGCGCCCTGTTCGCCTCCAGCGCCCCGCGCAGGAAACGTCGCGGACGCAGCCCGCCGCGCCGCCCGATCGCCGCCGCCACCGCCCACGCATTCGTGCCATGCCGCCGCGCCCAGGTCGCCAGCGCGCTCGGCGGCGGATAATGCCGCTTCCGTCCCGCGAACGTGCCCGTGCCAAGCTCCATGTGCGGCGCATAGATCACATTGCTCCCCACTGCCGCCACCAGCCCGCTGCCCAGGAACCCATCCGACCGCACTTCAGTGGCGATGCTCGCTCGCAGCCTGCCTGTGTCCACAGGCGCGCGCAGCTTGGCATCTCGCTCCACCAGCAGCCCCGCTTCCTGCATCCCGCGCACCATCGGCGCGCCGTGCAGGTCACTCAGCAGGTTCAGCAGGTTGTTGCGGACTTGTATCGCTTCCCGGATTTCCATCTCCACCGGTCTGTACTGGCGTCGCATCTTTCACCTCACTCGGTCCAACATGCGGCGGCGTTGCTGCCACCAGCGCCTCCAGCACCAGCAGTTGCAGCTTAATCGCGTCAAATCTCTCGGACACATCCTTGCCATAAGTGGACACCGTTTTTTCGACTGCCTCCCTCAGTTGCTCGCGCTGCGTACCATCTGCCGAGCGCGCAGTCACCAGCTCATCAACGACCCGTTCCAGCGCCTCCACAAAGCTCCGGCTTTGCGCCTCGGTAGCCCGCTCCGCCGCCATCGTCGCTGCTGTGTTGCGCTGTACCACCTCAATCAACTGCTGGTGTGTTGCCCCGGCGTTCTTCAGGGCATCCACCGTCGCGTCCTGCATCGGCTTCTGACCACGCACGAAAAACCACACCACCGCCAGCGCCATCAGTACCACCGTCACCTCGATGAACTGAAGCACCCCAAAACTCTCGATCGTACTCATCAGGTCACGCGCTTGATCTACGCCCACCGATACCCGTCTCCTACTGGCAACCCTTGCCAGTTGCTATACCATCGGACGCACAAAGCGCCCCTGCTTGAGGATGCTCGTCACCAGCGGGTCAGCGCCCAGGTACTGCATCATCCCCTGTTCGCCGTTGCCCACTGCATCGTTAAATGCCGACTGCCCGCGTTTGAACTCCCGCACCACCTGAATGGTGCAGGCTTGCTTGATCGCGTCCGGCACGCTGTCGGCATATCCCCACCGCGCCGTCACCCGCACTGTGGTGGCAACGCCATCCTCGCCATCGCCGCCATCCGGGAAATTGCGCCATGCCGCGCGCGGACGCAGCATCAGCCCCTCGAACCGTCCCAGGTTGGGCTTCGGCGCGCTCGGATGCCCCGCGAATGCCATCCAGTCCCCGCTTGCCAGCGCCGTCCATGCCGTCTCGTCCCGATGCCGCACCTCGACCAGCGTCACCTGCACGCACTCGTCGATCAACGCCCATGACTTTGACCGCCCGACGTACTCCCGCGCCGTCGCCGTCGTCACCGCCTCAAACCCATCCGGTCGGCGGCAGTACTGGTCAATCCAGCCGCTCACAGACAGGATCAGCCCCTCGATCACCGTGTCAGTTGCGCCCGGCGCGCCCGACACGTTGCTGCCCATCGTCGCCCGCACATGCTGCACGTCTGTGTATCGCCTGCTCATTTGCGCCACCAGTGAGCAGTGTAGTCCAGCCCCATCAGCGGCGATGTGATCCCGCGCCGTGCGCGGAACTCGTCCACCGCCAGCCGCGTCCCCTGCCAGTGACCATAGTCATCGCAGATGATGATTCCCCCATCCGCCACCTGGTCATACAGCGCATCCAGCGCCGCCAGCGTCGGCGCGTACCAGTCCACATCGATGTGCAGCACCGCGATCGTCCCGATCGCCGCCGCCAATCCCGGCACGGTCATGGTCACATCGCCCTGCACCAGCGTCGGCGTCACCGCCTCCCACAATTCCAGGTGTGCCAGAGCGTCAGCCTTGTCAAAGCGCAGCCATCCTTCGTGCCACTTCGCAGCCGCCTTTGCCCCGTCCACATCCGCAGGCGGGGGAATGCCTTCCCATGTGTCGAACAGCCACAGCGCGCGCCCATCCGCGCCCGCCGCCTCGGTCATCAGCGCCGCCGCGCCACCCAGTCCCGCGCCAACGCTCACGATCGCGCCAGGCACATCACGCATTGCGCCAGCCACCCGCCACAGCTTCGCCAGTCGTTCGCCCGGCTGAATGCTGCCCGCGATCGCCAGGTCGAGCAGTTGCGCCGGCGGCTGGTCAGGCTGTCCCCCCCAGCTCGGATCGCCGTCTCGCCGCACAAAGCCGATCATCCCAACGCCTTTATCGTCCACCACATGCACATCGACGCGCCCCAACCACGCCGCGAACTCGCTGCACGCCTCATACACAGGCGGGCACGCGCGCCATGTCCCGCCAGGTGAGAAGTCATGGAACAGCAGCAGCCCGCCGATTGCCAGCCTGTCCCAGTAGGCGAAGTCCACCCGCACCCGTGCGTGATCGCCATCCACAAAGACCATGTCCCAGTATTCGGTGTGCGTCGCGTTCGGATTGCGCGCCAGGTACGCCGCCGCCGCATCGTGTAAGGCATCGGCTGCCGCTTGCTCGTCATCCGCGGCGCCAGCATCCTGCATCATGTCTAGATAATCGACCGAGCGCGCCTCGACGACCTTGACGTTAGGGTAGGGCGACAAATTCACCCGCGCGATCGCTGCCTCCGCAGCATTCGGGTTCAGCGTGGTGATCGCCGCGTGCGGCGCAGCCTCCGCCATCGTCGCTGCGCTGTAACCGACAGCCGTGCCGATCTCCAGTATGCGACCGCCGTCATACTGCTGTGCCAGCGCATACAGCGCCGCCGCCTGATACCGCTCGACCTCGCGCTTCGGCTTGCGCGCGATCCTGCTGTCGATCCTGTCCAGCGCCTCATCCACGCCGGGCGCATCCTGTGCAATCTGCGCCATAATCTCGTCTGCGCTGCCTGTCAAAATCATAGCTTCAGCTCCTCATAAATCAGGCTGCGCAGCTCGCGCGCCCGCACCGCCCAGGTATGTCCCGCCATCACCCATGCGTACCCGGCATCGGCATATTCGCGCCAGCCGTCCTCGTCCAGCATCGCCGCTATCCGCTGGCGCAGCTCGCCGGTATCCTGCCATTCGGCGTAATGCGTCCCGGCGCGCCGATCCTCGCCCGACACATCCGGCACAGGCGCAGTCAGCAGCGCTGCCCCCGACGCCATCGCGTCCAGCACGCGGTGCGGACGATTGCCCGCAAACTGTGGCAGATTGACTACCACCCGCGCCCGTCCCAACGCCTCGGCATACTGCACCACGTCCAGATGCCCGGTGCTGAGGCTGTAGCCATCCGCGCCGCTCCACTCACGCAGCAGCGCCCGCACCTCGGCGCGTCGGCTGTGCGCCACCCCGCCCGAATTGCAGTGATACGCCACATCGACGCCTTTTTCGCGCGGATAGAACAGTCGATCGTTCACGCAGTACCCCCAGCGCAGCGCAGGCTTGCCCCTGCGTGCGGCGAACCGCTCCAGCCGATCGTGATCCACCAGCACCAGATCGGCGCGTGCTGCCTGTTCCTGTCGCTGTGCCAGATGCGCTGTAGAAAGCGTGCTGTCCACCGCGTAGTAGATCACCGGGATGGCGCTACCCAGATACGCCCCCCAGTTCCCACCGTCCTCGTGCAGAATGACATCAAACCCCGCCCGCTTCAGCGCCCGCGTGTCCATCTGCGACTGTTTGCCAGGCGAAAGATGCTCCCACGTGAACTCAGGCACGGCGTAACTGAAATACCCCGCCTGCCGCCTGTCGCGTTCTCGGCTTGCGCTGTTGTTCTTTACGATCAGCGCCACATGCAGCGGCTTCACGTTCGCCGCTCACCCTTCAGCGCCCGCCATGCTGTATCGCTGTCACCCCGCACACCCGCCGACAGCTTGCCGCGCATCTCCCGCGCCTCCATCTGATTGTGGCGCACAATCTCACGCTCAACCCCATCCTCATACCGCGTCGAGCGGTTCCACTCTGTGCCGAGCGTCAGCACACGGCACGGATGCGCCCACAGCGCCCGATGCAGCGCGGGCTGATCCTGCTGCGCCCAGCGCTGCCATTCGGTCAGCCACGCGCTCAGCACCGCCATCGCCGCCGCCGACCTGCGAAAGGCGATCACCCCGCCATTCCACTGCAATTTGTAGCTGCCGCCCATCGCGTCCCACGTCTCTTCGACTTCCTCCCGATTATTCGGGCGCATCATCGCCGAGCAGACGTGGTACTTGTCGGGATTGCGCGTCAGCACCATGTCATACCCCGCCGCCAATGCCCTGAACATGAAATCGACCGGCTGCATCAGCTCGATGTCCGCATCCAGATACAGGACGTAATCCCAATCTTGTGGCGCAGCATCGTACATCCTCAGCTTTGGCGTCCGCGCGCCGATGTCCACACGCTCCAGCATCACGCAGTCCACGTCAGCGCCGAACGCGCCCGGATCGTCGGTAGCGACCATCACCGGCACGCCTGGCATATGCTGCCCCCAACTGGTCAGCAGCCGCGCCGCGCACGCCCGCGCTGGCGCGCCATACGCCACTGTGTACATCCCGCACGCATAATCAGCCACCGAACCACTCCTTGAACGCTCTGACGTGATCCGCAGCCCACGCCTCAGCCGTGTACCCCGCCACGCACGCCGGCAGCATCGCCTCGTGCTTGCCCACGTCATCCAGCGCCAGCCGCAGCGCCGCCACCATGCCGTCATAATCCCCCGCCGGATAACGCCATATCCCCGGCACATCCGGCAGATCGTCCAGCAGCCCCACGCCGATCGGCACAACCACCTGCACGCCGCACGCCAGCGCCTCGATCGGCGGATACGGCACGCCCTCCACCAGCGACGGACACACCAGCACGTCCAGCGCATGATAAAAGTCCTGCATCCGCTCCCAGGCGTAGTTGGTGGTCGGCACGCCGCCCCACCCGCGCCCGCTGGCGATCAGTCGTACCTGCCTGCTCAGCCGCGACTGAGCCAGCATCCCGATCAGATGCTCGCCTTTGCGACCGGTGCGATAGGTCATGCCCGCCACGCCGACGATCGGCTTGTCACCACGTCGGCGCGCTGACGGTGGCGTGAACTTGCCCAGGTCGATCGGCGGACGCGCCACCGCCGACGGCGACGCCAGCCGCGCGCGATACTGCGCCGCCGTCACGATCCGCCCGTCCACCATACGATCGACCGCAGCCCACCGCCGCGCCTTCTGCGCATCGTTGACTTCGTAATGCGTGAAGTACGCCGCGTTCTTGCCGATCACGCCCTCAAACGACAGATACGGCATGAAATAGTTGAGGTCAGCCGCCCCGTTTGGCTTGTCCGACAACGACCAGCCTGTCTGATCCGCCAGCGCCCGCGCCATGCGTTGCAGCACGTGCGTCGGCGGGGTGGCACACACAACATGCACATTCATTCGCCCGCGCTCCTGTGCCGCACCACCTGACCATGCTCGCCATTGAAGTCCCGCCCCAGCAGCCACATCCGAACCGGCACGCGCCGCAGTGCCCGCATCAGCGCGCCCTGATCCACATGCCGCCAGCGCAGCCACTCCTCGCGCCATGCCTCAAACAACGCCAGCATCCGCGCCGATCGCGTGTTCCATGCAAAGACGCCCGCTTGCATCTGCATCATCTCGCCAAGCTCATCGCGCGTCACCCGTCTCTCCGTGTCGCTGGCATGGCGCAGCATATCCGCGCCTTGCTGCGTGCTGGCGCACATCACCAGGTCAAACCCGCGCTCCAGCGGGGCAAAGAACGCATCAAGCCTGCCAAACACCTCGGTATCGGCATCCATATACAGGCAGTGTTCGGGCAGATCGCGCACCAGGTGCAGCCCTGTTTTCGCTGCGCGCGCCGCCACCGGATGCGCGACCATCGGCGTATCGACGATCACCCGCGTCGCCCCGCGCAGATGCACATCGCTCAGCGCGATCACCGGCATCTCATCCTGACCGTGATGCGTCCTCAGCGACCGGATGCTCTCGCTCGCCATGCGCGTGTATTGCATCCCATACGCGATGTACACCACCCCGCGCCCGCTCATCCTTTCACGCCGCCCCACGCCGGCGGCAGCGGCAGCACACGCGCCTCCGTGCGCCACAGCGCGCGCAGCAGCGCCAGCCCGCCATGACGCTCGGCATCGTCCTGCATCTCGTCGATACAGGCGTCCACCAGCACCCGTGTGCGCGCGTTGTTCGCCAGGAACGCCATGCCCACATGGTAGGTCGGCACACGCAGATCGCCGATCACATCCAGCGTCAGCGCCCTGTCCGCCTCACCGCCCACGTCCATCGCCAGGACGCGGTAATCCGCCATCGGCAGCGCCGCGTCCCACGTCTCCACAGCCGACACTCCATCGCGCAGCCGTCCCGCCGTCAGCGGCATGTTGCCATCCCACCACACGATCTGGCGCGCCGCGTCCTGCTCATCCATCGCATCCGCGATCGCCCGCCACACGTCCAGTATTCCCGCGCCATCGACGACCATGACGTGCATCGCCGGCGACATCGCCAG